GTTGGCGATGTGCCAGGTGGCAACAGGAGCAACAGCCTCGGGCGCCTTAGGAGTTTTAGCCATGATCAGTTGGGTTGTACAGCAAGTTTAATTGCGGTGGCAAGTGTCAGCGTGGTTAGTGAAGGGGGCTCGTCTAGTTGGCGCGTGCAAACTCGCCGTGCAATTCCTTTCGGAGTTTGTCTACGGCAGCGGCTGCGTCTTCCTTGTGATCAAAGTAGCCAGCAGGATACACCTTGTAATTCAAGGTGACACAGCCGTACCACTTGTCTTTTTTCCGCATTACGCCCTTGATGCCCGACTTGTTGTCGGAGCGTTGGCGGCGGTTCATGCAGTTCTGGGAATGGGTGGCTGCCCGCAGGTTTTCAATGTGGTTGTCCAGCACATCGCCGTTGATGTGATCAACAAATGGAACAGGATCGTTGCCATGCATGACCCACACCAAACGATGAACGGCGTAGAGCTTGTAGTTGATTTTGATGCGACGATATCCATCACGATTGACAGCTCCAGCAACCATCCCAATGCGGCGACCGTTGCCGCCAACTTTCCAAAGCAGCTCCCCATCCCTGTACTCAAACAGTTCATGCAGCAGATCTGTGGGGAGTTCGTTGGTTTTCATAATCAGCACGCCATCAGTACACAAGGAACGCAGTAGCTGCCGTCCTCGTAGGTGCAGCTCACGTTGGTGCTGGTGACCTTGGCGATGGTCTTGCTGCGGATAATGTCATCGTCTTGGGGCTTGGCGGTGCCATCACCTGCGGACATTAGAAGATCGCCGCGTTCCACTGTGACGCCTTCAGCAATGCGGATGATGAAGTCACCCGTCATCGCGCAGTAGAAGTCGTTGGTGTAGGTATCATCATCGTCGTCCCAGCACTGAAATACACCGGACACGTTCTTGTCACCTTCAACGTCGCTCACCTTCATGCGGTTGAGCTGTTCGTTTTCTTCGTCGCCCCATTCGCACATCTCGTTAATGTTGGAGAGGACGGAGCCGCGCAGGATTTCGGTGCGTTCAGCGCCAGAAGGCAGTTGCGACCAACGGCTTAGGTGAGCACCGTTGTAAGAGACTGTGGAGCCAGAGACGGAGATGGTGCCTTCTGTTGTGCCAGCCTGACGAAGATCAACAATGCTCCCGTCGTTAGTATTTCGGTTAAATATAGCAGCATGTACACCATCGGAAGAACAAGCTACGTATCTGCCAGACGCATAAGGTCTGACGTAGAAACCATTTGTTTGATCCAATGCGCTTGTTGACCCAATGTATAATGCGCCATCATTCCCAATCCTCATCCGCTCCGTCGGAGAACTCGCCCCGTCGGCAGTAGTCGAGAACACTAGGCGGCCTGGCATGTCAGCGCTACCAGGCGTTGCATCCACGTGCGCTGAAATCCACGCAGCAGTACGGAAGTTAGTGCCGTCGTTGCCTACAAATTGCAAATAGCCAAGCTCATCGCCGGATGCAACAGCAGTATTACTCCCGGCAGTATTGTTTTTGGAGAGGCCGAGCGTGACTACAGGCGCATAACCACTCGCTGAGTAGTTCAGGTAGGTAGTACCCGTGCTGTAGTCATTAGTAGCGGTACGAATTTGCACCGGGGCTTGTATCCCAACAGTGGTTGCGTGATAAACATTAGTAAACGTCGAAGACGTGCCAACTAACAGGCGTCCTGAACCATCAATTCGCGCCGCCTCCGTTGCTCCATTTACCTCAAAAGCAAGAGAGCTTGCTACTGTTGCACCGTGATTGTGGTAACACCTAATCGTCGCGCCGCTGCTGCCCCCTGCGCTATCTGCGTAGCTCCCAAGTGCAATAGCAGTGCTCCCTGCAGGTACTTCTCCCGTAGAAAATATGGCATTATACCCAGTGCCTCTAGTATGCAAAACCGCCCCAGGACTCGTAGTGCCAATCCCAAGGCGTCCGCTGGAGTCGATGCGGGCGCGTTCGGCACTTGCATTGTTGTCAAAAACACGGAGACCGCCGCTTGTATCAGCGCCTGTCTGAATTGTAAATTTGCCGTTCGTTGTTGCATCTAAGCGAATTGCAGCGTTATGGCCTGCGGAAGTAGACGTAGTTCCAACTCTTAGGCGCGTATCAGCGGCGCCAGATACATGAAGAATGTCGCCCGCATCAAACGAAGTGGTGCCAATCCCTAAACGCCCTGAAGCATCAATAGTTGCCCAGGTGTTAGTGCCGCCGTTATTTCTAAATTGGTGTATCCCAGCATCGTAAAGATTGTAATTAAGCGATCCTGCCAGATAGCCAATTCTCAAGCTATTTCCAGATCCATCTAATACATGTAACCGGGAATCTGGAGTAGTCCCCACGCCTAGACGTCCTGAGGAGTCAATAACGAGGCTGTTGACGGGTGCGCTGCCGTTAAAGCTGACGGCTTGAGTGGAGCCTGCAGAGCCTGCGCCGACGAAATTCAGAGCGCCGGTTGAGGTGATGCGCATCCGCTCAGAAGGCGTTGTACCATTTGCGTTTGTATGGAACGCTAGATCAGTGGCATTTCCAGAGCCTCCAGAAGAGTTGACGCCATAGATAATTGCGGATCGATCTGCAGTATCCGAAATATTGGGGGCGAAACTAATTCCAACAGCAGTATTGGCTGAAACGCTGCGGTTTTGAATTAGCAGGGGTGTTGAACCAGACCCTGCGTTATCCGCACGGATAACGGTGCCGGTGCTGCCAACAAACACTCTCCCAGACCCACCAGTGCTGATGGCTAATTGGTCTGCGCCGGGGCTGAAGATGCCGGTGTTCTCGTCCCCTTCAATCGCAACACTTGGTGCAGCAGCCGTCCCAAGCGGGATACCACGAAACAGCTCCTCGATCGTGATGCGCTTGTTTTTATTGGCTGCCGCTGCTTCGCTGATGTCAACAATCGGCAGGAAGTCACCAGCCGCTGGTGCCGTCAGCGCGGTCAGATCCGAAATCTTGCGGTCAGCCATGGGTCAGATACCTGTTGTCAAATTGACAGCTTGAGATCAGTTTAAGGCCGTGTATTACCACACAACAATGAGTGCGGCGCCATCTCCTCCGGAACCAGCGGCCGATGTGAAACCGCGACCACCACCGCCACCAGGCACCGAACCAGTGGTGGATGTACCACCACCGTTGCCGCCGTTGATTGAGACGCCGCCGATTGTGCCACCACCACCGCCGCCCCAGCTTGAAGTGAAACCAGTGCTCGTAGCGCCTGAGCCACCACCAAATGCACCCAAGAAGCCGTCGCTATCTCCAGGACCACCACCGCCACCGCGATACAACAAGCCAGCGCCACTGCCGCCAGCACCGCCAGCAGATCCAGCCGTTCCAGCAGAACTTGATCCGCCGCCGCCACCGCCAGCAGAAGTCCCACCGCCGCCGCCGCCATACGCAGATAGCAATGCACCAAATGTGGTTGTACCTCCCGTTGTTCCGTTGGAGGATGCGGCAGCTCCGCCTGCACCACCACCGCCGATTGTGACGGTCACCGTGCTTGGTAGATCCGCAAGTTGGTAGAGCTTTTGCACGCAAGCACCACCTCCTCCGCCACCTGCACTACCAGCAGAGTTGCGGCCACCACCGCCACCACCGCCCCAGATCGTGACCAGTGCAACGACACCAGTTGATGGCTTAGTCCAGGTGATTGGGGTGCCAACCGTCGTGTAATAGAACGACTGCGAGTTGGTCAGGCTGCCCCAGCTCACGATGCTGCCGTCAGTCACCAATGCTTTGCTTGCATTTCCGGCTTGCGATGGCACTAATGCATTGATGGCGCCGCTTGCAGTGGTTTGCCCAGTGCCGCCATTGGCAATCGGTGTAAGACCCCCAACAGCAAAGGTGGTATCAAGTACACCAATCGTGATCCAGTTGGTATTAGCGGCATTGCGAATTTTCCAGACAGGGGGCGACGAGCTTGTATCAACCCAAGGCTGAAACGCAACCGTGGTTGCAGGTGCCGATGCTCCGCTGCTTTGGCTGAAAAGGGCTGCCAGGTTGTCGTTGATGTCAGCTCGAACACTGGGAAATGTCGCGTTCTGAACGGTCTGGTCGGATTGCGGCATTACAAAGCCCTCCCAAATCCTGTGGCGGTGTAGTTGTACGCCTTTTCAATCGTAGCGGCACCATCGTAGAAATCGACCTCAAAGCCGGTCGTGGTCACGTTAGACAGGACATACCGCTCACTGGCAAGCAGCTCAAACGGTGTGATGGTCATTGAATAGATGTCGTAGAAGGCGTGCTCAAATTGCGCGGTACTGGCGGTTGAGGGGTTGGAGCTAGAAGTCACACGCCGCAGCAGTTCTGGAATAAGGCGCAGGTTTTCAACCGCGATGTTGACTGATCCATCATTAGTGGTCAGCAATATTTTGACTTGGAAGGCACGACCCTGCACTACGCCATTGATCAGTTCCGCATATGGTCCCCAAGTCGGTGTGCCACTCGGATTGTCGTTTGTAGCGCGAACGTAGAACGTGACGTTGGTGGCATCGCTGACGTTGCCGTCAAACAAGCTGGGGTGTTCATCAAATAAACCAGCAGTATCATCAAATAGCCCGCTAACCGCAAGATCGCGTTTGAGGATATAGCGCCTGAAGTTGACATCAAAGACATCGCCAAGTTCCAATGTTTCGCTGAAGTAATACTCAGCTTGCCCGTCGCCTTCTGCGTAGATTGGTTCGTAGTAATCAAGCGCAACGTACAGATCCAGATCAATGACCAAGGCGGTTTCGGTGCCGTCATAGGAACAGTTGACTTTGGTGCCACTAAATGGCGTTGCTAAATTTTCTTCCTCCCACTGCACCCCGCCAAAATAATAATCAACTGCATAACCGATTGCGGTGTATAGGTCAAGTTTTAGGCGTGATTCATATTCCGGCAGGCTTAATCCAAAGGCCGTCGCATTTGTTGATTGATTGCCGAGATAATCTTGGAATTTGATTAAGTATGTCCCAGGTAGGAGGGGGACTTGCTTTTGCGTAGCGTTACCGGCAACAGCGGTTACGACCTGCGTGCTGAAAGCCCATTCGGCTGTGGCGATAGAGCGAGGATCATGGCGGATGACGACTTTGCCGCCAACTCGGACATCTAATTCTGTGGTTTGATTCCAAGTCAACACAGCCAGCGATTCGCTGACGGGCACCAGCGTCAGACCTGTGACATCCAGTGGGGCGGCGCTGACGCCTTCGACGATGTACGTGGCGATGGCTGGGGCGCTGTACAGCACATTGGATGCACTGATGCTGCTGACTTGGATTTCGTAAGCACCAACTTTGACATCTTCAATTTCCAAGACTGTGCCTTGCACTGTGCGTGTAGTGAAGTTGTCATCTTCGTGGCGATATTTAACGCGGAAATTTTTGATGCCTTTTGGTCCGTTCCAGCCGAAGCTGATCTTGATAGCAATGCGCCCGTTGAGTTCGTACTGGATCTCCTTTGTGGTGCCGCCGCCAACCACAGGGATGTCCATGATCTCCAAGACAGTTGGTGCATTGGGTATGACGTTGAGATCAGTTGTGTCTCGCGGTTGCAGCGCCTCACCACTTTCGACGTAGGCATATTTACTTTCGTCATAAGCGATTGCGCTGATTGTGTAGACAGCGTTATCTTGTTCTTGTACGCCAAGCACACGCCAAGTTGTTGTTTGCAGTGTTGGACTATCTAATACCCAAACGGTGTTGGGGTTGGGTGCCTGTGAAAATGGCGTGCTGACAGTGATGTCTGCGCCGGTGATGTCAATGACTGGTTGCTGTTCAACGGTGCCGTCAGGCAGGATGACTGTCAAAATTGATGCACCAGATAAGTAATCAAGATTTGTATTGGCTGTATCATCAACTGTGACGACTGTTGTGGTTGCAGTGTTGATACGACCGCCACGACGGGAGCCAGCTTTGACTGGGTCTGCAATCAAGATGATTTGCCCAGGACGTACTTGCTGACCGGCTTCAAGACTGGATGTAAAAGTAACAACTTCTTTTTCGTACTGTTCTGAATACAGTAACCATCTGCCAATACGATTGGCTTGACCGCGACTGGTGCAAGCGAAGGCGCTGATCTCGGTTTTCAAGACACCGTATTTGTCGATGGCTTCGGTGTCTTCTACGACCTCATAAGCTGTGTCGCGCAATCCTGCTTGCCACCTACCGGAAGAGTCATAGCGACCAATATCAAGGTAGCTAACAACAGCAACATTGGGGCGAGTTTTGAGGCTGCTGCCGCTATAACTAAAACCTTCTGGCGTTACGTTTGCATTGGTGAAAAGATAAGCTGGATCTGCTGGACGATCTTGTGCAATCGTCATGCTGCCGGTGCTCCAGAAGCCTTGGCAACGCATGACTGATAGAAGGTCATTGACTAACTTGTAGGCTTCTTCAGCAGTTTGAATTGTGGTATTGCACGAGAAGCGTGCTTCTTGACCGCCTTGACCGTCATCAACGAGTTCATTTGCATATTTAGATGCCGCAAAAAATGCCCATTTATCCAGTTGTGATATATCAATATGTTCGCCAAATCCATAGCGCGTGCTTGTCAGCAAGTCGTACAGGATCCACGCAGGGCATGATGTCCAAGTTGCAGCAGCGAAGGTGCCATCCCAGACAAAGTTTGTTGGATACACAATGCGGCCACTTTGAGCATCAACACTGACGCCTGCCGGAATAACAACTTTGACGCCTTTAATCAGATAGCTGCGGCTAGGGATGCTGCTGAACTGTTCTGCATCAACACGTAATCCGATCAGGGCACTGTTGGGATAGCGCAGTTTTGCCCAGATAATTTCCGTGTAGCTTTGCCAGTTGAACGCATTACTAAGTAAGGCGCTGGTGCTATCTGCCGTGACGCGGGTAACACGAATGTCAACAGTGTCGCTCGGGCTGGGGCGCACCAGCTCAATGAGATAGTCCTTGCGGTATTCATCGCCGGTGCGGCCAGAGATTTTGTCAGTGGTGGCACCATTGATGCCGATTGCTTGGTCGGTAAATCCACCGCCGGCATATTGCACCGCAATCTTCAATTCAACGGATGCGCCGTTGGTATCTCCAGTGCTGCTATCGATGCGTTGCAGTGCTGGAATTGCAATCGTGACGCGCACAGCATCGACGTTGACATCTGTAATGCTGCGGACAACTGGAACATCCTTAACAACAGTTAGACCAACAGGCTGCTCGTCTTCAACGCCGGGTGATAGCGGAATGAATGTTTGATTTTGTGTCCCGTTGCGGGTGTAAATTTCGACATCTTCAAAGTTGTAAGTGCCATCAAGGTTTTGTACTGGCGTATTGTTGAGGTAAATTGACGGCAAATTAGACTGGCTGGTTGCACCGCTTACGGTGATGGTTTGTTGTACCAGTCCTTCAATTTCGCCTTCGGAGATCAAATCAATGACGTTTGCGTACTGTCGTGAGTCGAGGCTGTCTTTTGCTGTTGATGGGGTGCGCGAGCTACCACCGCCGCCGCCCTTGCCATCACCACCAGCGCCAGAAATCGTCATGCTTTTACCTGCACGGTGTCAACACCGGCTGAGATCACAACACTACCTGTCAATGTCAGTCCATAACAAATTTTAACAGGCGTGCCCTGCCTAGATGTTTGCTGGATGCCCGAAAAGCTATACGTCTTACGCGGATCAGTGTTGCTGTCAATGCCTTGATTTACGACTGGGACCGGACTAAGTAGTTGACTGACGCCCCCTAAAACCATTGCCGCGCCAAGGCTCCCAATAGCAAGTGCGGCTGTTGAACCTAATTGGAATCCGGTTGTAATACTCAAACCAGTTGCAAATGGACCATAGGCAGTTGATGCAAACGCTCCAAGGGGTCCAGCGATAATTGAAAAAGCCAGAAGTGCTACGCCAGCTAAAATTTGCCCAGTTGATCCGCCGGCGCCGCTAACGACAGGAATGATCTTGATATTCTGCTGGCCGGTTGGATTGTGCAAGTCATCTAAGGACAAATCTTGAGCGCCGACACTGACGCGGTAATGCTGGTCAGCCATGTGCTGCTCCAGTGCAGGGAAATTTGCCACCAAAAAACGCACCGCCTCAGCCGCACTGGCGATGTCCGCCTGCAGCACACGCTTGCCGATGAACTTGGCTAGCGGTCCGTAGAGTTTGATCTTACGGAGCATGGCGCAACCTC